TTGACTGAACTGATCCATGTATTGTACAATAATACTCTACCATATGATGTCACTGACTATTTGAAACAAACTCAGGCGGATCTCATTACAGAAGTTAAGAAGTATGATCCCCAAGCATTTCCTAATTACATTCACTGCACTAAGTGGACTGCACCTATCTACCAACCAATTCACACAGATTTTGATGAGCATGTGTGGACATCTATTTTATATCTCAACGATAACTTCACAGGTGGCAATACAATCATTGAAGGTGAGAAGATAAAACCCATGAAGGGTGCTGTTCTTACATTCAAAGGTGAACTTAAACATGGTGTTGAAGAAGTTATTCAGGGCAATCGTTATACAATTTCGGTATGGTATAAAAATAAACTAGGAGTAAACAAATACAGATGATTATCGATTTATTCCCAACATCAATTTACATGGATAGTTTTGAACTATCTCCCAGCGATCATGCAAACTTATCTCAGGTAAAACTCTACAGAAATGTAGATGAGGAAGCATGGGTCAGCGATACTAATTTACATTTACAACCATGGTATCAAAGCATACAAGGTAAG